ATTAAAGCACAACGTAAACAATGGCAACCAAATAATCCTAAAGATGTAATTTATAAAATTGAATCAGCAATGCCTAAACGTGGCGATAGAATTAAATGCAAAAAATGTTCACATAGTTGGCCCGTAGAAACCGGAGGCAAAGATTTATATGTTTGTCATGAATGTGGTCATGATAATAATCCTGAATTAACGGAATCGAAAATGCTTACCGAAGGCGGCGCAGCAGGACATATGGCGCACCCATACGATGACCATGGATTAACTTTCAATGAAATGAAGGAATTAGTTTCTAGAGCATTAGAAGGACGATTAGATATAGAATCTGCAGTTACTGAAAAAACTGACGGACAGAATATTCAAGTAACATGGAAAGACGGACAAATTGGATTTGCTAGAAATAAAGGCACTGTAATCAATCCAATGTCAGTACAAGAATTGCAAGATAAATTTGGCGGACGAGGACCTATATCAGATGCATTTGGCGGAGCAGCAGAAGATTTAGCTGAAGCATTTAGTCAAATCAATCAAGCTGAATTAGATCGAATATTTAAAAACGGACGCGTATTTGCTAACATGGAAATTATTTATCCTGCAACTAAAAATGTAATATCATATAATGTAGCAGTATTACAATTTCATAATCTAGTTGAATATGATGATAAAGCAAATGTTGTAGAAACTGATATGACAGGCGGCGGTACTTTGCAAAGAATTATTCAAGATGCTAATGCACATCTTCAAAAAACATTTTCATTTATTCCTCCACAAAAAATTAAATTGGGTAGAGTATATGATTTTGAAGATCAACAAGCTGCATTCTTCAATGAAATTGAACAGTTACGAACGCGTTACAATCTTAAAGAAACAGACCGAGTTACTGAATATCACAAAGCATGGTGGCAAGATGTTATTCAAACTAAAGCTAAAGAATTAGGATATGAGATTCCGGAGAATATTTTAACTGCATTAATTTATCGTTGGGCATTTAATGATAAATCTACTAATATTGCTGTATTGAAAAAAGAAATTACAAATCCAGAATTTTCTGCATGGGTAACTGAATTTGATAAAAAAGATTTTAAAGTATATCAAAAACAAAACATGGAACCATTTGAAACAATCTTTTTAAGATTAGGTGCTGTGGTATTAAAAAATGCAGAAAATTTCTTAGCAGCAAATCCATCTGAATCAGTTCAAGAATTAAAAGCAGATTTAGCTCAATTAGTTAAAGAATTGCAAGTAAGTGAAGATCCTAATACAATTAAAAAATTAGAACAGGAATTACGCCGTATACAACGGTTAGGAGGCTTCGAAGCAATTATACCTTCTGAAGGTATAGTATTCGTCTTTGGAGGACATACATATAAATTAACAGGTGCCTTCGCGCCAGTCAATCAACTACTAGGAGTGCTGAAATACGCACGATAACATATTTATATAAAATGGATAAAAATCATGGCTGAAAAACACAAAAGCAAATACAAAAAACCGGAAAACAAAAAACCTACATATCGTAAAGATATTAAAGATTATACATTGGATAACAAAGACGGAAACTTGAATCCAAAATCTGCAGGTGAAAAAATTCCTAATCTTTTACGCAAAACAGATAAAGAAATGCAAGATGATGGAAAAATGTATCCAACATATAATGCAGATGATCGTTTGTATAAAGATTTAGAAGATGGTGATTATGATCCTAAAACAGCTTTGAAACGTATGAAAAAGCGTCAAGATAAAGAAGAAAAAGATGTTGAAGATGTCTTGCAAGATAAAATTGAAAATTTAACTAGAGAACAAAAAGAACGTTTAGTTAGAGAATATGTACGTCGCAAAATTGCAAGAGTTATTTCAGAACGAGCATTAGCAGAACAACCTGCAGAAGAAGAAGATCCTACTGCAGTTCCAGCAGAAGAACCAATTGTCGACCCAGCTGCAGCACCAGTAGACCCAGCAGCTGATCCAAATGCAGCACCAATAGATGCAACAGCAGGAGCTGCAATGGCAGCACCGATAGCAGGCGCAATGGCAGGTGGAACAGAAACACCACCACCTGCAACAGATGCAGCACCAGCAGCAACTGAACCAGCAGCAACCGAACCTGGTCCTGAAGAACGTCAAACACTAAATATATCAAAAGTTACAGATGTATTATCTTCAGAGCGATCTAATTTAAGTAGAATTGAAATACTATTTAAAGCAATCGATGAAACATTTAAAGATGCAGATCCAGTCGATGTTAAAAATTTCTATAGATTAATGTTGCGAACTATTGCAAAACATTATAAAAAAATAGATACAGCCCCTAAACAAGAAAAATAAAAAGTTATATGTCTAAAAAGTTACAAAATATCAAAGCCATCAATCAAATGTTAGATGGCACTCATAAGTTTCAAACAAAAAAAACAGTAGGATTCTCAGATGCAGAAAAATCTGCAGAGCTTAACGAACGTCATGAAATAGGTGATGTCTGGGAAGAAACTACATCTTCGGGAACAACATATGTCGTTGAGCAACGAGATGGATTCCGTATTCGAAAAACTAAAAATTCAGATGTATTGCAGTCCGTTAGAGATGAAATTCGTTCATTTCCTAATTGTAGAAAAGAAACATGTACATGCGCCGGCACACATATGTTAGATTTAAAAATGCGCGGAATACATGGAATGTGTTTTGATTGTGTGATTGAAATGGAACATGAAATGAAAACGGAAGGCACATTTGATGAATACGCTCGTAACAAAGTTAGAGAAAATGCATTAGCATGGCTACAAGATGCAGAACGAGATGTTGAAATGTTAAAAAAGGCATACACACAAGTTGCTGAATTTGTTACAAATAGTCAAGGCGAATTAGAAACATATGCAGCAAGAATGACACCAGAAGAATTTGAAAATTCAGTACAACAAGAATTTGAGAAATTTAAAGAACAATTTTTAAATAAACTAAACGGAGAAACAACAAATGAAAATGATTAAAAAGTATTGGGTAGCTATCGTTGTCGGTATCGGCGCAATTATTGCATTTTTTCTATTCACTTCAAAGAAGAAATCAAAAAAATTAGAAAAAATTGCTGAAAAAATTGAAGATAATACAGAAAAGATTATCGAGACAGAAAAGAAGATTGAAGTAATCAAAGAAAAAACAGTAGCTGCAAAAAAAGAAGCAGTTAAGTTGAAAAATGAAATTGCTGAAATTGAAGAAGCTAAAGAAACAATTGAAGTTGTTGAAGTAGCTATTGAAGATGCAAAAGAAAATATTTTGAAAAAAACACGTAGAAAAAAATGAAAAAACTAATTATCATTTTATTATTTCCAATTCTTGCATTTTCGCAAAAAGGAAAAACAAAACTAGACACATGTTTTACTCAGTCTGAATTAGCAGATATATCATTTGTAATAGATTCACTTTGGGCAGCAGACGATATTAATAATGAATTAATTGTTAAGTATCGCAGTCTAGTTAAACAACAAGATTCAATTGCAACATTAGATTCAATGCATATTGCAGAACAAGACACCGAAATTAAATTGTTAAAATCTAACATTGATTTATACAAAGAACAAATTAAATTGATGCAACCGAAATGGTCTGACAAAAAAGGCTTATGGTACGGATTCGGATTTTTATCAGCATTAGGTACCGGAATTTTAGTTAATCAACTAGTAAAATAATATGACGCAACCAAACATAAAACAGATCATTCAACAACAATACACAATGTGTGCGAAAGATCCTGTTTTCTTTATGCGTCAATATTGTTACATTCAACATCCAAAAAAAGGTAAGATTAAATTTAATCTATTCCCATTTCAGGAAGATTCATTAACTGAATTGCGAGATAACAGATACAGTGTTATACTTAAGTCTCGTCAGTTAGGTATCTCAACTTTATCTGCGGGGTTTGCTCTTTGGAGCATGTTGTTTAAAGACGATTTCAATGTACTTGTTATTGCAACAACTCAAGAAGTAGCAAAAAACTTAGTAACAAAAGTACGTGTCATGCACGACAATTTGCCTAGTTGGTTAAAAGGCACAATTGAAGCAGACAATAAACTTTCATTGAAATTCAAAAACGGCTCGCAAATCAAAGCAGTATCATCTGCAACTACTGGAGCACGTTCTGAAGCCTTATCATTGCTTATCATTGATGAGGCTGCGTTCATTAGAAATATTGAAGAAATATGGATAGCATCACAGGCAACATTATCAACAGGTGGTGGTGCAATTGTATTATCTACTCCTAACGGTGTTGGTAACTGGTTTCATCAAACATGGGCTGATGCTGAATCAAAAATAAATGGTTTCCACACAGTTAAACTACATTGGACGGTACACCCTGAACGCGATCAAGCCTGGCGAGATCAACAAACTCAATTATTGGGTGAACGTGGTGCTGCTCAAGAATGTGATTGTGACTTTGTATCATCAGGTCATACTGTAATTGATGGTTCTATATTATTAGAATATGAAACACAGTGTCAAGACCCAATTGAAAAACGAGGATTTGATAATGGTTATTGGGTTTGGGAATATCCAAATTACGATCGCGATTACATAGTAGTAGCTGACGTTGCACGAGGCGATAGCGCTGACTGGTCCGCATTTCATGTGATTGATGCACAAGATATACGACAAGTTGCAGAATACAAAGGCAAAATACCTCCTAAGGATTTTGGCAACATGTTAGTAACAGTTGCAACAGAGTGGAACAATGCATTGCTAGCAATTGAAAATGCAAATATTGGATGGGCTGCAATACAACCAGCATTAGACCGCGGATATGAAAATTTATTCTATACATATAAA